AGTTCTGGTCTCGTAAATATCTTATGGCTCAACAAGAGGGTTGGCCTGAATCAATGTCGAGAGTGATGAACGATGGTAAGGTCGGTGGTAAATTGTAAATAAATATTATGTCAAAACGAAATGGCAAATTTCCTTGGCCTCATTATATTGATGAGGACTCCAAGACAGTGTACACTCATGTTTCAAGTGGGTGGCCCACAGTTATGATTGTTCCTAAGAAAGTACAAGAACACTTTCCTGGTTACAAGAGTTGTCTTGTGTCATCAGTATATCTTGAAGAATTAGAGAGAAACAATGACTGATGGCAGTAGTGTCCCCCTAGGTCAAGTCCTGGGGGGATACCTAATTGGATACTTAACTATACTTTTACCACTTCTATTCATACTCCTATGAACTTCACAGTTTATTCAAAGAACGGGTGCCCATATTGCACCAAGGTAAAACAAGTTCTACAACTGGCAGAACTTCCGTTTGTGGAATACAAACAAGGAACAGACTTCACCAGAGAAGAATTCATCAGTGAGTTTGGTGAAGGTGCAACTTATCCTAGAGTCCTCAAGAATGAAGAAGTTCTTGGTGGATGTACGGAATACTTAAGAGAAAACAAGTTGGTATAGTATGGAAGAGGATGAACTAAATAACAGCGAAAGTAACATCCCCCATATCAACAGAGGGGTTGAGTTACTACTTAGAAACAAGAGGAGGAACCAAGAGCAACCAAAATTCTTCCAAGTGAAGTTTGGTAAGGTACTCTCCTTCTTCAGAAGAGAGTTACATCTTTACATAGACTTCAGTTTGGACTATCGTAAAGTAGAATCTTCTGAGGAGAAGTAAAATGTTAGCAGTCACTCTCACATTCGCTGTCCTTTCGTCACTATTATTCCTGGGACTTGGATCGGTTATCGGATATCTTTTTAGAGAATATTCTTATGATCAAGCATCAAGATATATTCCAACACACCCAGAGATGTTTGATGAGAACGGACAACTCATCGCTGATGAAGTCTTCTCAGTAAGATTTGAGAATCCAGAAGCTCTTGATGAAGAGGAGTCTTGACCTCCCTTAAATACCTACACTGATTTAACACACAACACAATGACTACATCAACAAAGACTAAGTTACCACCCAACCCTTTCATTCATGAAATCCTTGAGGTTGTAAGTAAAGCACGTTCTAAGGATAAGAAGGTTGAACTGTTGAAAGAGCATCGTACTGATGCTCTGACTGCCCTTCTTATCTGGAACTTTGACGAGACTGTTTTGTCTGTCATCCCTGAGGGTAATGTTCCCTACGAACCCAATGATGTTCCTGTAGGGACTGACCACACCACACTCCGTAGAGAATGGAAACAACTCTATAACTTTGTGAAGGGTGGTAATGATAGTCTGTCTCACGTTCGTCGTGAGTCTATGTTCATTCAGATTCTTGAAGGTCTTCATCCTAATGAAGCTGAGATCCTTTGTTTGGTGAAGGACAAGAACCTTGGTGCCAGATATAAACTTACTAGAGATGTAGTTGAGAAAGCATATCCCGATATTCAATGGGGCGGTAGGTCTTAATGGCAGATAGAATCAAAGTTATTCATTCTGATTGTGATGCATCCCTTGCTAAGGATAAATCACTGCCCAATAATAGTTGCCTTGTAATCTATATCGAAAACAATAAACGTAAGTATGATATTGTTATGAGTCAAAAGATGGTTTCCATCTTTGATGAATACTGGGATAGGTACAAAGATAACTTGATTAGTATCTTGTATACAGAGGGTAGAGTCAACCCAAGGATGTGGGGTATTGAAAAGAAAGAGGACAAGAAAAAATGAGTGAAGGTTTTGATGTCAAGTTTGAAGGTATCGATATGAACCCTGACCAGGTTCAGGCACTCCTCAAAGAATACAAACAGTACAAGAAGTACAAGAAGTCAAACCTCTTTACTATCAAGGAGTTGAGTGGTGACGAGACCATCATCAAAAACCTGGTGGACAAGTACGGAAATGAAGACACTTGACTAAATACATATAGTGGTCTATAATAGACCTGTCGTTCATCAGACATAAGTCTGACGCAAGTAAGCCGACGAGGAACGGATCGTTCATCCTAGGAGGTTTTTATGGAAGCTTTATTGACCTTATTTGCTCTACCAGTAGTCGTATTTTCATCTGCAGTTGGCGGGTCTTGTACCTTTCAGGGGGAGATGATTGCGATTGTTGAACAGGATACTTCTATGACTCGAAAGGAAAAAGATACCTTTGTCCAGAGAGTCAAAACTAAGTACCCTGAATGTTTCGTAGAAAACTCATAGGACGCGCCGCCGACTGAAGGAACGGGAAAACTCGGATCACCCGCAAGGGTTAAAGGAGAAAAACCACCCTACTATTTCAGGAGACAAACCATGGCACAAGTTGTATACCGTGGAACCGCTTACGACACTATCCAGCGTCGTCAAGCCAAATCCCAACAACAAGAATCTCATGTAGTAACAGAAACCTATCGTGGTATCCGTTACAACAAGGAGGTGAAGTGATGACAGTTCAAAAAATGAACGTCCTTCAACTTATTAAGAAGAAGGAACAAAAAGTCAGTCGATTACACCAGGCTCAACTGGTACTTGCAAAATCGAAATGATACTCAGGGGGTTGACACAACCCCCTTTTTTTATTAGTATACATATATGAATGTTGCTCTATCTACAATGGAAAGAGACAAACTTAAATTGATAGTTCGTAACTTGAAATTATTAGTTGATGCCTTGGAGTCTGAGGTCTACTCTGACCCAGAGGCATATACTTTTAAGGATGATTATGTTCCACCCCTAGCAGATTATGATGAGGTCTTTGAAGATGATGAGTGATCCAGTTTCTAGAGAACTCAACTTTAGAGCTCAGTGTTTGAGTCTGTTGATGAAGAAGTTTGGGAACCAACCAGGTGTTTCAAACAAAAGTATCTATGAGTGTGCTAATGAGTGGATTGAGAAGGGTAATAAGATCACACATGGTCTTGTCACATACTACAATACCTACTACAATGAAAACAAAGAAGGCAGCTAAGTACATTGTTAAACACGAAGATCTCTTCACACCTGAAGAGAAAGCTTATGCACAACTAGTACTCAAGGCTAAAAAACTACACAAGAAACTGAAGAAGAATGAACAACGCAAAACTGATCTCGGTGACACCTGACGCTGAGGAACATATTGCCTACTGTGCTAGGGTATCTAATCCTGGTAACCAAGATAATGAAAAGTATGCTGGGTTGATCAAATACTGTATCAAACACCAACACTGGTCTATCTTTGAACAGGCATTCATGACTCTGGAGATTGAAACCTCCCGTGGTATTGCCGCTCAGGTTCTACGTCATAGGTCCTTCACCTTCCAAGAGTTCTCTCAGAGATACGCTGACTCCTCTCTGTTGGCATCTGAGATTCCTCTACCTGAACTTCGTCGTCAGGATGATAAGAATCGTCAGAACTCTACTGATGATCTTGACCCTAAGTTGGTAGAGATCATGGACAAACAGATGATTACTCTGTTTGACTCAGCCATGGCACTCTACGAACAGATGTTGAAGGCAGGTGTGGCAAAGGAGTGTGCAAGGTTTGTACTACCATTGGCATGTAAGACTAAGATGTATATGACAGGTTCTATTCGTTCCTGGATTCATTACATTGAACTGAGGTCTGCTAACGGAACTCAGAAAGAACATATGGATATTGCCAACTCCTGTAAGGCAATCTTCAAGGAGCAGTTCCCTGTCATTGCAGAGGCTCTGGACTGGTAATAAATACACACACCCTGTGAGGTAAAATGGCATCGTACCCCGTGAGAAACACCGAAACTGGTGAACAAAAAGAAGTTGTGATGAGTGTCCACGACTGGGATCAGTGGAAGATCGATAACCCAGAATGGATTCGTGATTTCTCAGACCCTAGAACCTGTCCCATGGCAACTGAGGTTGGTCATTGGTCTGACAAGATCATGAGAACACATCCAGGTTGGAATGATGTTCTTCACGCAGCTTCTAAGCAACCAGGTGCAACAGTAAAACCCTTTAGTTAAGTATGGCAAGAAGAAAGTCTGGGATTGGCAATACCAATCCCGTTGTCCCCTTTGGCATGGATAACAAAAGAATGAAAAGAAAGAAACCAATCAATCTTGATTACATCAAGAAGATTGAACCTTTGACTGAGAACCAACAGAACTTCTTTGATAAGTATAAACTTGATCAAAACCTAGTTGCATATGGTTGTGCGGGGACAGGTAAGACTTTTATCACACTGTACAATGCATTGAGAGATGTATTAAGTCCCAACACTCCATACGAAAAGATCTATATTGTTAGGTCTTTGGTTGCTACAAGGGAGATTGGTTTCCTACCAGGAGACCATGAGGATAAGTCATCCTTGTATCAGATCCCTTATAAGAACATGGTTAAGTACATGTTCGAGATGCCTACAGACAATGACTTTGAGATGTTGTACGCCAACCTCAAGGCACAAGGCACTATCTCTTTCTGGTCCACATCATTCATCCGTGGTACCACACTTGATAATGTCATTGTCATTGTTGATGAGTACCAGAACTTAAACTTCCACGAACTGGACTCTATCATCACCCGTGTTGGTGAGAATTCTAAGATCATGTTCTGTGGTGATGCCACCCAGACAGACTTGGTGAAGACAGCAGAACGAAATGGTATCGTTGACTTCATGAAGATCTTGAATAATATGCCATCCTTTGATATAATTGAGTTCCAAGCCGAGGACATCTGTCGAAGTGGACTCGTCAAGGAATACATTATTGCTAAACTTGAATTGGATATGTAATGTTCAGACAATTTCCCATCGCTGTCGTCGATAATTTTTTCGATGACCCATATAAAATAAGGAAATTTGC